AAATATAACTGGTTCATTTTCTATAAACAATACAGGTTCAGGAACAACAGGAACAGGAAGTTTAGTTTTTTCAGAAAGACCAACATTAAATACAATTACTCACAATGGTCAAGCTACATTTAATAGTTTTGTTCAAGTAGGAAGTACTTTATTTGCTAATTTATCAGGAAACTGGATAATTCAAAATACTGCAGCAGCTGGGAATGTTTTAATTCAATCAAGAAGTTCAAGTGGTAATTTCTTTAACTTTATGTTTCATAATAAAGGATTTTTTGGTATAAACCAATTATCCCCTTCTATGAGTTTAGATGTTTCTGGATCTGGAAGATTTACAAATGGATTAGAAGTTACTGGAAGTATATTAACTTCTGGTTCTTCAATATTAACAGGATCACTTTTAATAACAGGTTCTTCAACAATTAATGGGACTTTAACAGTTAGTAATGGTAATGTTTTTATTTCCCCTTCTTTTTCATATATTCTATTAGCAGGTTCAGATTCTTCTTCAAGAAGATGGAAATTTAGAAACGATGTAACAGCATTTGGTGATTTCAAATTATTAAGATCAATAGATAATACTTCAGATGCTGCAACAGATGTTTTATCATTTGATTCTTTAGGAAATGCTACTTTAAGTGGTTCTTTAAACATTCAAACTACTGGTTTGAGAGTTACTGGAAGTGCGATTATTACAGGCAGCCAAACAATTACAGGTTCAATAAATTTATTAATGGATACTGCCATTGGTAAATTTCAATCGAGAGTAGGTGGAACGGGTAATTTTGCAATTTATAATGTAGCTTCTCCAGATGCTAATAATTGGTCATTTAGTTCAGATGGTTCTTCTGCAACAATTCTAAATAGCCCAACATCTGTATTATTTAGAATAGGAAACAATGATAAAGTTACTCTTACAACAAATAGATTTCAATCTATAATTCCTGTATCAATTACTTCTAGTACAAACATTTCAGGTAGTTTAGTAATGTCTCCATCTAGTTCATTTGAATTACCTTTAACAGCATCAGTTTTTGTTCCTGGGACAGGAAGTATATATTTTAGTGGTTCATTTCTATTTGTTTGGAATGGAACAAGATATATGTCAGCTAGTTTAGCTTAATATTTATAACAAAATGAAAAAAATATTATTAATATTATTATTTCCATTATTCTTATTTTCACAAGTATCAACAAGTACTTGGAATAATGTAGTAAAAAATCATGATGATGTTCTTCATGTTTATGGAAGTGGTATTATGTTGGTAGTAACTTCTGAAATAGCTTATCATTATACTCAAAATATTACAAAAAGTATTGTAATAGGAGCAGGAACCTCATTGACTATAGGTATTTTAGGTAAAGAATTTATTTATGATAAATGGTTAGGTTATGGTGTTTATAACATCATAGATATTTTTTATGATGTTTGGGGAAATGTAATAGCAATTATAGTTGAAAGATGTTGGATGGATTGGAAAGGATATAATAGAGATGAATATTATCAAGATTATTTTGATTCTCAAATCAAACATAAAAAACATCGTAAAAAATGGTCTCTTAAGAATGTTGGGTTGTTGAGGTAATTTCCCTTCAATATTTATAATAAAACATAACCATGAACGTAGCCATTTATCCTGGTTCATCATCATTCTTCCCAGGTAACACACCTTTTCAGTTTTATGATCAAGATTATCAATTTCAAATTGATGCTGATAAGGTAACTACATTTGTTGCTAGAAGATTAGGTTATCCTATGGTAGATGTTGAATTGCAAGATTTAAATTTCTATGCAGCTTTTGAAGAAGCAATAACTACTTATGGAAATGAGTTATATGCATTTAAAATAAAACAAGATTATCTATCTTTAGAAGGATCTTCAACTGGATCAAATTTAAACCATTCTTTAATTACCCCTAATTTTGCAGGAATTGTAAGATTATCCCACCAGTATGGTGAAGAAGCGGGAGTTGGAGGTTTAACAAATTGGTATAGAGGAGCTATTGCTTTAACATCAAGTGTTCAAGATTATGATCTAAATGCTTGGACTTCTGAAAACAATATTACAGGAGGAATAGAAATAAAAAGAATATTTTACGAACCAGATCCAGCAAATATAGGATATTTTTCTGGAATTGGAGTAAATAGTTTATTAGATAGTTTTGGTTGGGGAAATTATTCAACAGCTGTAAATTACTTGATGATGCCTTTAAGTTATAATATTCAATCTCTTCAAGCGATTGAAATGAATAATCAAATAAGAAGATCTCAATATTCATTTGAATTAATAAATAATAAATTAAGAATATTCCCAATCCCACCAGCATATAATACAGATGTTTCTTCCTCAATTTCAGGAAGTAATGCAGGGTTATTATTCTTTCAATATGTAAAATTATCAGAAAGAAATGATCCAACAGCTGGAATCACAGGATCAGCTAAAATAACAAATGTTTCAAATGTTCCATTTACAAATCCTGTTTATACACAAATTAATTCAATAGGAAGACAATGGATTTTTGAATATACTTTAGCATTATGTAAAGAAATGTTAGGATATGTAAGAGGAAAATATTCAACAATCCCAATTCCAAAATCAGAAGTTACATTAAACCAATCAGATTTATTAAATGCTGCATCAAGTGAAAAAACAGCATTAATAGAAAGATTAAGAGCATTTTTTGATGAAACTTCAAGAACAAAATTATTAGAAGCAAAAGCTTCAGAGGTTGATAGTACTCAAAAATCATTATCACAAGTTCCACTAAATATATTTATTGGTTAATATGTGCGCATTATTTGGAGGTCAAAGAGATATTTCTTTATTTAGAAAAATGAATCGTGAGTTATTGGGAAATATTATTTCTCAACAAGTTGCATTTTATAAAGTAAATCTTGAAAAAACAACATCCAATTTATATGGAGAATCAGTAGGTAAAAGATTTTTTTCTGAACCAACTTTATTTAATTGTTTAATAGAAAGAACAGATCCAAATTTTGATGAAACTGATTTAGGAAGAGATTATAATAGAACAAACACTTTTCATTTTCTTGCGGATGATTTAAAAGATGCAAATGTTTATCCTGAATTAGGAGATGTTATTTTTTATTATGGAGGATATTATGAAATTGAACAATCCGTAGATAATCAATTAGTAGTTGGAAAAGACCCAGATTACCCTTATAATTCAGATAGTGGTTTAAATCCATTAAACCCATCACTTGAAGAATTTGGGTGGAATGTTTCTATAAGTTGTATAGCTCATTATATAAGTGCTGATAAATTAGGAATTTCAAAAGAACGTCAATAATGGTAAATAGAAGTAAAAAATATAAAAAACCAATCCCTAAAACTCAAAAAGAATTAGCAAATGAACAAATTGTTCCTTATGATGAATCTAGAGGAAACCCTAATAAAATAGATTCTTTAAATAGAGCAGAACAATTAAGTTTTAAAGGAGATACCACAAAACCTTTTTCAGTAGATATTGAAGATATTGATGAAGCTATTTATTTTTATTTTACCCAAGTTATAAAACCTTTTGTAATTCAAAATAATGAAAGAATCCAATGCCCTGTTATTTATGGTAATCCTGAAAAATGGCATCAAATCCAACAAGATGGGTATTATAGAGATAAAAATGGGAAAATAATGTCTCCATTAATTGTTTTTAAAAGAGATGATTTATCAAAAAATAGATCCATTGGAAACAAATTAGATGCTAATAGTCCAAATTTATATACTTCTTTAACTAAAAAATATTCTAAGAAAAATTTTTATTCATCATTTGACGTATTAAATAATATTAAACCTGAAACTGAGCAATATGCTGTAATAATTCCTGATTATGTTAATATAAAATATAGTTGTGTTATATACACATATTATGTTGAACAAATGAATCCTATAATTGAAGCTATAAATTATGCTTCTGATTCTTATTGGGGTGATCCTTCTCGTTTTAAATTTAATGCTAGGATTGATTCATTTAATACTGTTGTAGAAGTAACAGATGGAAAAGATAGAAATGTTAAAAGTAATTTTGAAATAAAATTGAATGGATATTTAATTCCAAATACAATTCAAAAAGATATATTAGCTGTTAAAAAAATTCCAACATTTAATAAAATGATATTTGGTTTTGAAACAACTTTTACAGGAAGTAATAAAACTTCTTTATAATTAATTTGGATTTTATAAAAAAGTATCTTATATTATATTTATAATAAAATTAAAATTATGGAAAATACAACAACAGAATTAGTTCAAAAACAATACCTTTCTCAAGATGAACTTTCATCAATTAAAAAATTAAATGAAGATAATCAAGAATTAATTATAAAATTTGGTCAATTAGAATTTCAACTTCAAAATATTCTGTCACAAAAACAAATTTTAATTAAAGAATTAGAATCTTCTAAAGCAAATGAAATTAAATTTTTTCAAAAATTAGAAGCAAAATACGGTAAAATTAGTATTGATCCTAATACTGGAGAAATTAATAGATTTTAATTAGTTTTGAATCCCTTTTAGATATTTATAATAAAACAATTATAAATTTAATCTAAAATGGGTCAAGAAACATTAATATCACCTGGTTATTTAACCAGAGAAAACGATCAATCACAAATTACCCAACAACCAGTTACAGTAGGAGCAGCTATTATAGGTCCAACTGTTAAAGGTCCTGTAGAATTACCTACTATTGTAACTTCATATAGTGACTATGTTAATAAATTTGGTGATGTTTTAACAAGTGGTAGTAATACCTATTCTTATTTTACTTCAATAGCAGCCTACAATTATTTTAATAATGGAGGTACTTCATTATTAGTAGCTAGAGTAGTAACAGGTTCTTATACCTCAGCTCAAAGTTCTACAATTAGTTCTAGTGCTGCAACACCTGTAAATGTATTTACTTTAAAAACAATTTCTAAAGGAGATATAATGAACAGTACTGGTTCATTAGATTCCTTAGGAGCACTATCAAGTGGTTCAGCAGATAATATTCGTTGGGAAATTGTAAACCCAAGTACATCTTCAGGTACTTTTAATTTACTAATCAGAAGAGGAAATGATGTTACAGCTGCAAAAGTAGTTTTAGAAACATTTACAAACCTTTCTTTAGATCCTAAATCTCCAAACTTTATTTCTAAAGTAATTGGTGATTATGTTTATAATTACAATTCATCAACAAATCAAATTGAATTAACAGGTAGTTATTCTAACAACTCAGCATTTGTCTATGTTGATTCAGTTTCATTACTTACTCCTGATTATTTTGATAATAATGGAAACCCTAAAGCTCAATATACTTCAAGTATTCCTTTAGCTTCAAGTGGTTCATTTTATAATGCATCAGGTTCAATAAAAGGTGGAGCTAATTTTTATAATACTTTAACAGCAGGTAATACTCAAGGAACAGACCCAGGTAATTATACAAATATGATTAATCTTCTTTCAAATAAAGATGATTATAAATTTAATGTTTTAATCACCCCAGGTTTGATAGATTCTTTACATACAAGTGCTGTTACAACTGTTATTTCAAATACCCAACAAAGAGGTGATAATATTTTTGTTGATGATTTAACTAATTATGGAAGTACTTATACAGCTACCATTTCACAAGCTTCAACACGCGATACTTCTTATGCTGCTTCTTATTGGCCATGGTGTCAAATCCAAGATCCAGGAACTGGAAGAAATGTTTGGGTTCCACCTTCAACAATGATTATAGGTGTTTATGCTTATAATGATCAAGTTGGGGAACCTTGGACAGCACCTGCAGGTATTAATAGAGGAGGATTAGGAAGTGTAATTCGTGTGGAACAAAAACTTCCACAAAATTACCGTGATGCTTTATATCAAGGAAAAGTAAATCCAATTGCAACATTCCCTGGATTAGGAAATGTAGTTTATGGAAATAAAACCTTACAACAAAAACCATCAGCATTAGATAGAGTAAATGTAAGACGTTTATTAATTGAATTAAAATCTTATATTGGTCAAGTAGCTAATAATTTAGTATTTGAAAGTAATACAATTGCTACAAGAAATATATTTTTAAACCAAGTAAACCCATACTTAGCTTCAGTTCAACAAAGAAATGGATTATATGCTTTTAAAGTTGTAATGGATGAAACAAATAACACACCTGATGTAATTGATAGAAATCAAATGAAAGGTGCTATTTATATTCAACCAACTAAAACAGCTGAATTTATTTATTTAGATTTCAATATTACACCAACAGGAGTTGCATTTCCTTCTTAATTTTTGAAATTTTAATATGTATAATAAAATTAATAACAACTATAAATAAATATAAAAAATGGGAGTATTAAGTCCAAACGAAATATTTTTTACTGCTTTTGAACCTCAAGTAGCAAACCGATTCATAATGTATGTGGATGGAATTCCTTCATATCTTATTAAAGGTTTTGGAGGTGTTTCATTTGAAAATCCTGAAATAACATTGAATCACATCAACGTTATGCGTAAAATCAAAGGTAGAACTAAATGGAATGATGTAACTTTAACATTATATAATCCAATAACTCCTTCTGGAGCTCAAGCATGTATGGAATGGCAACGTTTACATCATGAATCAGTAACAGGACGTGATGGTTATTCAGATTTTTATAAAAAAGATTTAACATTTAACGTTTTAGGTCCAGTAGGTGATATCGTTTGTGAATGGATCTTAAAAGGTGCATTTATTAAAAGTGGTAAGTTTGGTGAATTTTCATGGGATACTGAAGCACAGGCTGTCCAAATCGATCTTACTTTGGCTATTGATTATGCAATTCTCAATTTCTAAAAAAAACAAAACTAAATTTAAAGGGCTTGATTTTATCAAGCCTTTTTTGTATATTAAATTATATGAAAGTTTGTACTAAATGTAATACTCCTAAAGAATTAGATAATTATCCAAAAAATAAAAATCATAAAGATGGTTTCCATGTTTGGTGTAAAGGATGTGTTAAAGAGTATAAAATCCAAAATAAAGAAATAATTAAAAAACAACGTAAAGAATATGATAAACAATATTATTTAGATAATAGATCTAAAATCATGGAATATTGTAATAAATATTTTACTAATAGAGTAAAAACAGATATAAATTTTAAATTAAAATTAAGAATTAAATCAAGAATTTTTCACTCATTATTTGGTAAATATATTTCCAAATCAGTTTTAAATTTATTAGGATGTTCAATTAAATATTTAAAACAATATTTAGAACAGAAATTTATACAAGGAATGTCTTGGGAAAATTATGGTAAAGTGTGGGAAATAGATCATATAATCCCTTGTAGTAGTTTTGATTTAACAAATATAGAACAACAAAAAGAATGTTTTAACTATAAAAATTTAATGCCTAGGTTTAAAACAACAGAAATAGCAAAACAATGTGGATCTGATCAGATGGGTAATAGAAATAAATTAAATAAAATACTTTAAATTAAGCTTGCCTTACCGCAAGCTTTTTTTATCTTCCATATGTATAATCAACAATAAAGTTATATTAATGGAAAACCAAGTTACATCAACATCTACAAATTTCAAAACACCAACAGAAACAATTGATTTACCTAGTAAAGGTTTATTATATCCAAAAGATAATCCATTATCAAGTGGAAAAATCGAATTAAGATATATGAGTGCTGTTGAAGAAGATATTCTTACTAATAGAAATTATATTAATAAAGGAATAGTATTTGATAAATTAATGCAATCATTAATCGTAACCCCTATTAATTATAATGATTTAATAACTGGAGATTTAGATGCACTTATGATCGCAGCTAGAGTTTTAGGTTATGGTAAAAATTATCAATTTAAATATTTAGGTGAAGATATTAATATAGATTTATCTAAATTAGAAAATAAAAAATTTGATGAATCGTTAATCACCCCAGGTGTTAATGAATTTAAATATACATTACCAAATACAGGAACTGAAATTACTTTTAAAATATTAACTCGTGATGATGAACGAAAAATCCAAGAAGAAATTGATGGATTAAAAAAATTATCAAAAGAATTATCACCTGAAATATCAACTAGATTAAAATATATTATAACTTCAGTTGGAGGTGATAGATCTATTAAAACAATTCGAGAGTTTATAGATAAAAGACAGTTATTAGCATCAGATTCCAGGGAGCTGAGAAATTATATTAAAAAAATCCAACCTGGTGTAGACCAAACTTTTTTTCCCCAAGGCAGCGACAAGCCCATCACAATTCCACTTGGACTTGACCTTTTTTGGCCTGACTCAGAATAATATTGAAGAAAGACGCATAGCTTTTTATACACAAATCCACGAAATTGTATTTTATGGTAAAGGTGGATATGATTGGATTACAGTTTTTAATATGCCTATATGGCTTCGTAAATTTACATTCCATAAACTTAAAGAACATTACGAAGAAACCAATAAACCTTCAAATGATAATCAAGCTATTGGTGCTGATGGAATAGTTAAAAATAAAGAAGCATTTGAAAACCAATCAACCCAAAAATCTCCTACATTAATTACTCCCGGTCCTAGATTAGGAAAAAACCCAATAAAATATAGCTAATTTAAATTAATAATATTTATAATAAACTTATTAAATGGCTGATTTAACACCAGATGAATTAAATAAACTCCGAAAACAACTTGAAGAGATTGAACAATTATCTGCTAAATTTAATAGAAATATTAATACAGCTAATCTACATCCTATTGAAGAAAATGCAGGAGCCATTAAAGCTATATGGGAAAAATTAAATAAAGATTTAGAAGATTCAGTAAGTGATACTGAAGATTTAGTTTCAAATTTTCAAAAATTAGTAGGTGAAGTTAGAAAAACTAGTTCTGGTATAAATGAATCATCTAAAGGGTTAAGAGGTCTTAGTAGCATTAGTGAAAAATTAGTTAGCCATCAAAGAGGTTATAATGAACTTTCTTCTAAAGATATAAAAAACCTCCAAGAAAAAGCAAAATTAGAAAGAGATAGATTGATAAGATCTGTTGAATTAATTGATGATGAAAGAACTGCTTTAAACCATAAATTAGTAAATACAGCGGCATTAACCCCAGAATATGAAAAAATTTGGAATCAATTAATAAGATTAAAAGACACTCAAGAAACAATAAATAAATTAATTGAAAATGAAAACACACTAATCTCAGATTTAAACAATAATTTAGAAAAATCTTATAAATTAACCAAAAATTTAGAAGATGCTATGGGATTAGGGGGTTCTGCTGTTGAAGGAATAAATTCAGCCCTTAAAAAAATGGGTATGAATAAACTAGCTGATAAATTAGGTTTAGATGAAGCTAGAATAAAAATGAAGGATATTGCTGAAAAAGTTACTGAAGGTGGAAATAAAGTATCATCTTTTTCAGATAAATTTAAAATATTAAAAGGTGGTATTGGATCTGTAGGATCTTCTTTAATAACTTCTTTAAAAGATCCATTAATTATAATAGGATTTTTATCAAAACAATTTTTAGATACTTTACTATCAGTTGATAAACAAACAGGTGAACTAGCAAAAAATCTAAATTTAAGTTATAAAGAAGCTTCAGATTTAAGAGGGGAATTAGTTTCAACAGCAAACTCAACTGGAGATTTATTTGTAACTACAAAAGGTTTACAAGAATCTTTAGTAGCTGTAGGAAATTCTTTAGGAACAAATGCTAAATTAAATGAAAAAGATTTAGTTACTTTTACTAAATTAAGAGATCAAGCAGGATTAACCAATGATGAATTGGTTAATATGGAAAAATTAACTCTTGCAACTGGAGGAAATTTAGAATCCAATACAAAATCTATAATGACAGCAGCTGGAAGTATTTCAGCTTCTACAGGAGTAATGTTAAATCAAAAAACAATCCTCCAAGAAATTAGTAAATCTTCAAAAGCTACCCAATTATCCTTATCTGGAAACCCAGAAGCATTAGGAAGAGCAGCCGCTCAAGCTAAAGCTTTAGGTATGTCTTTAGAACAAGTTAATTCTATAGCTGATAAAATGTTAGATATAGAATCTTCTATTTCATCAGAATTAGAAGCTGAATTGTTAACTGGTAAAAATTTAAATTTAGAACAAGCTCGTCTTTATGCATTAAATAATGATATGGAAGGGTTATCTAAAGAGATAGCTAAAAATTTTGGAAGTGCTGCTGAATTCTCTAAAATGAATAGAATTCAACAAGAAGCAGCTGCTAAAGCAGTTGGAATGAGTAGAGAAGAATTAGCAGGATCTTTGGTTGAACAACAATCTTTAGGGAAAGTTTCAAAAGAAGCTTTTGAAGCAAGAGTTAAAGAAGTTGGTTTAGAAAAAGCACAAAAAGAATTAAGAGATGGACAATTTGATAAAATGATGCAACAACAAAGTTTACAAGAAAAACTTACAGCATCATTAGAAAAATTAAAAGAAGTATTTGTATCTATAATCCAACCATTAATGCCTTTATTAGATATTTTAGGAGGAGCTTTAAACCTAGTAGGTAAATTAGTTAAATTTACTGGAGATTGGGGTAAGTATATTTTAATGGCAGTTGGAGCTATTAAATTGTTTAAAGCAGCCCAAAAATCATCCTTATTAATGAGTATTGGTGAAGCTGCAATGACAGTAATCAAATCAGCATCTCAAATCCCAATAGTTGGATGGGGAATAGGAATTGCAGCAGCAGCAGGTGTAGCAGCTTTAGGATATAAATTTATGAAGGGTGATGATATTATGTCTCAACCTGGGTATGGAAAACGTACATTGCATGGGCCTGAAGGAGCAATCCAATTAAATGATAAAGATACAGTAATAGCAGGAACAAATTTATTTGATAAAAAAGGTGATGATACTATTTCTGAACCAGGTAAACCTACTGAATTTGGAATTGAAGATACAATTAGGGCTAATAAAAATGAAATTAAATCTAATCCTATAGTAACTCCAAATTCTTCAATAGATATTGCACCTTTACTAAATGAACTATCCGCTGTTAAAGGTATATTAAACCAAATATTAACTAAAGAAGGTAGTGTATATTTAGACAGTACAAAAATTGGAACCAGTTTAAATGTAGGTACTTCCAAAATCCAATAATATTTATAACAAAATAAAAATAACAATCATGGGCTTATTAGATAAATTAACCAAAATGGGATCAATATTTTCAGCAAATAATGGTGGTCCTATAGCTATTAATAATTTAGCTACAAAACAATCAAAATTACATGCTGATGGATCAACTCCAGGATATTCAATTAATGGGGCCAATGCTTCTAGTGTAAATAGTGATTATCAAGAATATCGAGATGGAGCAATAAATTCATTACCACAACCAAGCCAATTGGATTTGAATGGATTAACTCCTAAAAGATATTTGGATAATCTTCCAAAATAATTAAATGGGATTAATTGATCTAAAAACAAATTTAAAAAGTCTTAAATTTGGGAATGATCGTCAAGGTGGGGGTTCTAGTAACCAACCATATATTGCAAATCCTCTCCCAAATATAGACAAACAACTAGACAATCAAAACACAGATTTTCTTTTAAGGGGAGGTATTCGTGCTCCTCTTGATAGTCTAGTTGATATTTCCAGATTAACTAAATATTTTACAGATTTTAGATCTCCAAGTGGTTTATTTTTTATAACTAAACAAAATTTACTTTCTAAAACAGCAGTAAAAACACAAGCTGGAGGTAAAATATTAAATGAAGGAGCATATACTCCATTATCAACATTAACTCAAGCAGGAGTTAATGCTTTTGGAATTCATGTTAATAAACAAGGATTAAACCCCTTCCCAGGGGGATTAGGATCACTAACAACTTATTCAGATGTTGTAAAAGGAACAAATTCAAATTTATTAGGAGCAATAACTAATGTTTTACAAGGTAATTTTTTACAATCAAATAGATTAGTTGCTCTTTATGGAGTAAAAATTACTGGTGAAAAACCTCTTTATACTGCTAATGGAATTGTAAGTACTAAATTAGATAATGTAAATTTATTATCTTATCCTGGAGGGCCTGGTTCAGTTTTAGGAATAGGAATTACAAGTATAAAACTTGCTGATCAAAGAACAGGAATTAATAATCCTTTTTATGGTAAACAAATTTACAAATACCAATCAGGACTAGGGAATTCATTTACAAAAAGAACTCCTGAAAATGTTAAAAAACCAAAAGGTGTTTCTGATTTTTATTCTAATTTAGATCCAAAATCAAGAGAACAATTAATTTCTACTTTAACTTATGTTAGAACTAATCCATTTGAAAAAAGTGCTAATTATCAGTATGTAAGTGGTATTGGAGTTAATGGAGTTTATAGTTTTGCAAATGGCAAATTTGGAACGGCAACTACAGATGAATCGATAGGAGGAGTACTTGTTTATACCCAACAAGAAATAATTGATTCAAAACCATTTCAATATTCAGCTATAAATGGGTTAAAAGATTTTAGAAATAAAATTAGAGAAAGAATTAAAGATAATGAAGCTGCAAAAGCTTTAGGACAAACAATATTATCTGATTCTCCTGACTATTCCACTAAAAACATTGAAACAAGAGTTAATTTAGGTGACCCTGGAAATGGTTTTGGAAAAAATTTAACTTCATATTCTAAAGGATATAATGGATCTGGATCAGCAGCTCAAGGTTCATATGATAAAATAGCAGTAAAACCTTTATATAGATCAGATTCTCCAAGTCAAGAAGATACTAATGATTTAGTAAAATTTAGAATAGCAGCAATTGATAACGATTCCCCCGATCAAAAGGTATATATACATTTTAGAGCATTTTTAGATAATGTTAATCAATCTTTTGATGGTAAAATATCAAATCATGAATATGTTGGAAGAGGAGAAGAATTCTTTACTTATAATGGGTTTAGTAGAAAAATTTCATTAACATTTACAGTAGCAGCTCAATCAAAAATTGAGTTAATACCTATTTATCAAAAATTAAACTATTTAGCTTCTCAATTAGCACCAGATTATAGTAAATTTGGTTATATGAGAGGTCCATTAGTTCAATTAACAGTTGGAGGATTATTTTATGAACAATCAGGTTATATAACAGGATTATCTTATGATGTTCCTCAAGAAAGTCCTTGGGAAATTGGAATTGATGAAAATGGTGAATCAGATTCATCTGTAAAAGAATTACCTCATATTATAAAGGTAACTAACTTTTCATTTCAACCAATTCATGATTTTGTTCCTAAAAAAGCTCAATGGGATAATTTAGGAAAAACACCATTCATAGCATTAACAAACGGAGTAAATAGTAATTATTAAGATGATAAAATTAATAGATTTATTAAAAGAGATTAAGATTAATAAACCTGACCAAAATAAAGCACTGTTATATTTTTTAAATGATAATAAAGAAGAATTAATTAAAAAATTGGATTGGCGTTTGAGAGATGATCATAATAATAAATTGGATGAATTTGTTGATCCTAAAAATTTGAATTTTGAATTAGTTGATGGTGTAATTGAGGATAATGAAACTGGAGAAGATGTTGAAATTTCTGAAATTACTGTAGTAGAACCTGAAGATTGGGATTTATTACCTCATTATGGTAAATCATTTAGGTGGTTGAACAATGCTGATAAAAATACATTTTATGGTGAAGAAGGTGAGCCATTTAAAATATTAGATATAAAAGGTAAAAAGATTGCATATGTAAGTTATAATGTATAAAAAATGAATCGTTATCAATTTATACCAACAATAAAAATAGATAAAATACCAATCTATAGAACAACACGTTATCCAGAAGTACCGTTACATGAAGACGATATCTATGTAACAACAGTTCAAGGAGATAGATTTGATTCTATAGCTCTTGATTTTTATCAAGATGAAACTTTATGGTGGATAATTTCAGTTGCTAATAATACATTAAAACAAAATTCATTAATTTGTCCTGAAGGAATACAATTAAGAATCCCAGCTAATATAAACGAAATAATAGATAATTTTAATAGAATAAATTCTTAATGTCAAATTTAGTAGGAGAACCATTTGATGAATATGTTGCGAAACAAGTTTTGGATAGACAAGCAATCCACGGCTCTCCTACTCGTGATAATTCAACATTAACTTATTTAAACGGGAATACAAGTTGGATAAGAGTAGTTTCTGGAGTTTTAGTAAAAGATTTAAAACGATTACAAGCTTTAGGAAT